TAAATTGATGGATGTTTTAGATAACTGCAAAAATAAAGATATAATTTTCAACTTCGTAAGCTCTTGGTTCGTTTACGGAGACACAGATCTACCAGCTAAAGAAACTTCTTATTGTAATCCAAAAGGATTTTATTCTATTACGAAAAAATGTGCAGAAGATTTACTAATAAGCTATTGCAAGACTTTTAATATCAAATATAGAATATTAAGACTTGCAAATGTTTATGGTAATAATGATTCTGGAACTTCTAAGAAGAAAAATGCACTAACCTATTTAATAAACAGAATAAAAAACAACGAAGAAATTAATTTATATTTTAATGGATATTTCATAAGAGATTATATTCATGTAGAAGATGCTTGCAAAGCTATTAAGTTGTGCCTGAATAATAGTCAAGTTAATGATATTTATAATATTGGTAATGGAGAACCTATAGTATTTAAAGATATTATAGATTATGTAGTCAAACAAACTAATTCAAGATCAAATATAATTGCTATAGACCAACCAGAATTTCATAAAATAGTTCAAGTTAAAGATATGTATTTGGATACCACTAAAATAAATAATCTAGGATTCAAAAAAGATATTGACATTTACCAAGGAATTAGTAAACTATTATAATGAGTCAGCATAAGCTTTGTCAATTTATAACTAAAAAACATATAAAAGACAACATAAATTGGCCAAGAGAGATTAAAATTGCTCAAAGATTAACTAAAAGATTTAAAGAGTTTGAATTTTGGGATAACTTAAGAGATTTTAAACTTCCATCATTAGCTTGGTTTCTTAAAAGCGACGGTAAAGCTTTTCTATTATCAGAATATGAAAAATTTAAATTAAATTTAAATGTCGAAACAGTAAAACTAGAAGAAAATAAAGTTCAAGATGATAAAAAGATTTGCAAAAAGCCTAAAAGTTTGATAGAATTTATAAGATATGGCAAAAAAATCTAAAGAAGAAATTATTGAATCATCTGGTCCAAGTGCATCAGATAGACTATTATCCTTTTTAAAGGAAAACAAAGAAGATCATTACAATTTTGAAGATGAGGTATATTATAAAGTATCAACTGGTAGTTTAAACCTGGATATCGCTACAAGCGGTGGTTTATGCCCAGGTTTACATAGATTTATTGGTATGAATGAAGGTGGAAAAACTTCAGAAGCACTTGAAGTAACAAAGAACTTTCTTAAAACAGTAGAGAATTCTAGAGCTTTACTTTTCAAAGCAGAAGGAAGATTGAGCAAAGAAATTAAAGATCGCTCTGGCATTAAGTTTGTAACTGATGCTAAAGAATGGGTTGATGGAACTTGCTTTGTATTTGAATGTAATATTTTTGAAACAGTTTCAGAATTGATGAAAGATCTTATTCAATCTAATGATGAAAATAAAAGATACATCTTTATTCTTGATTCAGTTGACGGATTGATGACAAAAGGCGATTCTCAAAAGAGCATGACCGAAGCAACAAAGGTTGCTGGTGGAGCAGTTATATCTTCAATGTTGATGAAGAAGATTTCTCTTGCACTTTCTAAACGTGGTCATATGGCGATCTTTATTAGTCAAGTTCGATCTGATATCAAGCTTGATCCTTATGCAGCAAACAAAGATATTCGTCAAACTACTGCAACTGGTGGAAATGCACTATTGCATTTTGCTAATTGGATTCTTGAATTTGAACCAAAGTTTAACAAGGATCTTATTCTTGAAAAACCAAATGATAAATATGACCCAATTAAGAATAAGATTATTGGACATAATGTTAAGATTGTTATTAAAAAATCTACAAATGAATCTACAAACTCTAAGATTCAATATCCAATAAAATATGGTCGTAAAGATGGCTCTTCTGTTTGGAGAGAGTACGAAATTATTGATCAAATCCTAGCTTGGGAATTTGCAACAGCAAAAGGAGCATGGGTTACTTTTTCTGATGAAATTATTGAAGAACTTAAGAAAGTAGATCTAGAACTTAAGAAACAACATCAAGGAATAGATAATCTAAGGTCTTATCTCGAAGAAAATAAACCAATGGTAGATTATTTCTATAACAAATTCATTAATACTCTTGCATCATGAGATTACTGAATATTAACGGCAAGCTCGTTAATAAAAATGTAAGAAATTACGAAATAGATTGGGATGGAAAATGTAGAAGCAAATTGCAATTTAAATTCAAGCAATTCTTCTATCCTTACTGGAAAAATCATATTGTTTATGAAGAGTTTCCAGTTTATGGAAGCATGCTTAAAGTAGATTTATTAAATGCAACCAAAAAGATAGCTGTTGAGATACAAGGCAATCAACATGAGAGCTTTAATAAGTTTTTTCACGATAATTCCAGATTAAAGTACCTTCAAAGCATAAAAAGAGATGTTAAAAAAGAAAAATGGCTAGAAATGAATGGATTTAAGTTTCTAGAACTCTATGAAAATGATTTAAAGAATCTATCACCACAATATATAGAAGAAAAGTGCGGAATATTAATTATTTAAGTGTAAAATTTTGTGGTGACAAATAAGAAAAAATTCAATTTCCCAACATCTCTTTTAAAACAAATTGATGAATGTAGTTTTGGTGGATATATTCTTTTTAATTTTTCAAATAAAGGCGAACCACAAGTATATACAAAATTTGATAATCAGATAAATGCTATGGCTTTATTGTATTATTTAAATACATGGGGACAAAGCATAGACCAACTTAATCTAGAAGCTACTACTGATCTAATAGCAAGAAAAAACGAAGAAGAAGATTCAGAAGAAGAAGATTAAAACTTGACTTTTAATTTCTAGTTTGGTATCATATATAAAGGATGATTTATTCTTTACAAGTAGAAAGACACGTATTAAGCGGTCTATTAAAGCATCAAGATTTATTTGCAGATATTGATGTGTTTTTAACAGAGAATGACTTCTATAATGATGTTCATTGTACTATTTATTCAATATTCAAGAATATTAAGCATAAAGGTGAAAACGTAGATAAAGTACTATTAGCCGAAAAGATCAAGAACCTTGGAATCTCATTTAAAGATGAGATTAATATCTTTGATTATATTGATAATTTAAGTTTCTCTCAAATAACTCAAGAAGCTACAATGGAAGCATGCAAGGAACTTATTAAACTACGAGTTAGAAGAGAGATTTCCTCAACAGCAGATAAACTTAAAGAATATGTAACAAAGAATTCAGATGAATCTCTTGATTCTATTATTACTAAAATAGATCAGATTTATAATAAAAAGATTTCATCTTACTCCGAGAACGATATGCCAATTAATATTTTTGAAGGAGTTGAAGATCTTATTGAAGAAATTGGTAATAGTCCAAAAGAAGATACTGGACTTATAACTCCATATTCTGAATTTAACAGAATGTATGGTGGTTTAAAGAATGGCAATATTTATGCTATTGCAAGTAGGCCAGGTCAAGGAAAATCAACTTGGTTAAATGATATCTGCTTTAAAACTTCTATTAATCCTAAGAATAAAACCAAAACTCTTATTCTTGATACTGAAATGCAAACTGTAGATATTCAATTGAGAATGGTTGCATCTTTGAGTGGCGTTCCAGTTTGGTATCTTGAAACTGGTAATTGGCGTAAAAATGATGAGATGACTAAAAAGGTAAGAGAAGCTTGGGATAAAGTTAAGAAGTATGAATACTTTCATTATCATGTAGGAAATAAAAATATTGATCAAGTATGTTCTATTATTCGCAGATGGTATCTTTCTAAAGTTGGAAGAGGAAATCAAGCTATGATTGCTTATGATTACATTAAACTAACTGGGGAAAAAGTAGGTCAAAATTGGGCAGAGCATCAAGCAATTGGAGATAAGATTGATAAACTAAAAAGAATTTCAGAAGAGATTCATTGCCCAATTATTACTGCTATGCAGTTAAATAGAACTGGTGAAAGTTTCAATAGAAAAGGTTCAGAAGTTGTTGATGATAGTTCTGTAATCTCACTTTCAGATAGATTACAATGGTTTGCATCATTCGTAGCAATCTTTAGAAGAAAAACTCTAGATGAGATTACTCTTGATGGTCAAGCATTTGGAACTCATAAATTGATCCCCACCAAAACTAGATTCCAAGGAAAAGATGCAGCTGGTCACCAAGATTTAGTTAGAAGGCTAGATTGTACTGGTAAAGAAATCTGGTCACAAAATTATTTAAATTATAATGTTCAAAACTTTAACATCGAAGAAAGAGGATCACTCGCAGATGTAGCAGAGCGTCAAAGAGAACAATACGAACTTAATGATGCAAATGCAAATGATGGAGAACTATTATGAATGTAGACTTAGTATCAATTACAAAACCAGAAATCAAAGGAATTAAAAATCCAGAAGACTTGGTGGCATTTTGCGCTAGAGTTAGCAATCCATCTAATCAAATGAATGTTGAAACTGCGCCAAAGTTATTAAAATTTTTAATTAAACATAAACATTGGAGTCCATTTGAACTTGTTGATATGTGTGTTGAAATTAAAACTAGTAGAGGAATTGCAGCTCAAATTCTTAGACATAGATCATTTAGCTTTCAAGAATTTAGTCAGAGATATAGTGTCGCAAATGAGTTTGAAGATATCGAGCTTCGATTACAAGGAGATAAGAATAGACAAGTAGG